GGAAGCCACCAGCTTCAGTCGGCTTCCCCTCGACCACGCCTCCGATCCATGGCAGCAGCTGTTCGTCCTGGTAAGCGACGGTCGCCGATTGCCCGTCGCCGAGCAAATGGGCGAGCTTCTCGATCGTTATGGCGAGATCGCGAAGGAAGCCACCAGCTTCAGTCGGCTTCCCCTCGACCACGCCTCCGATCCATGGCAGCAGCTGTTCGTCCTGGTAAGCGACGGTCGCCGATTGCCCGTCGCCGAGCAAATGGGCGAGCTTCTCGATCGTGGGAATCACCGCCGTGCTGAGATTGTTGGCGGTGACGTTCGGATCGTTCGTTTTCAGGTAGGCCAAAAGGCCACGCACTTCCTCGAGAATCGTCATGCGGCCCTCCGACGTTTTCGCGCCGTGCGGAGGCAATTCGGATTCGTGCAGAGAGTTCTCGTTTCATCCGCCCAGGAGCAAGTGATCGGATGATCGTCGAGCTCATCTTCCGCGAGCACGCATCCTCGCCGATCCGTGCAGCCGCACACGCGGCAGACGCCGGCGCGATGTCTCGGCGCCGTCACGCGGCCCTCGCCTGCTCAGGCGCGGATTCGGATTCGCCGTCGCCGGGAACGCGCAGCAGGCGATCGCGGCAATCGCGGCACACGGGATGCGTGCCCTCTTGGTCGACCAGCCACACGAAATCGCACTTCGGGCACCAGCCCACTTCCACGCGTTTGGCCACGTAGCCGTTCCAAACGAATTCCAGCGTGCCGATCCGCGCGTGCCCGCTCGCGCACCGCGCGCATTCCATCACCGCTACTTCGTTCCCACAGCAAAAGCACGTTCTGCCCGGTCGGTCCATCGCTTCCTCCCTCTGCGAATTGGCCCCGGTAAGGGGCCCCTCTCAAGAAAAGAGCCTGCCCGAAAAAACTTAGAAGAGCGCCGGCTGCGCGTGTTCGCGCTCGCGTTTCTTTTGCGCGGCGAGCTGCCGCTTCGAATAGCCGCCCGTTTTGGATGCGACTTCGTGTTCCGTGCACCGTCCTCGCTTCCCGTCGCTCACTGCATGCTGCGTTGGCCGGCCGCAGTGGTTGCACCACGCCGTCACGGATTCCGTGTTGCGCGTGTAGTGCTCAGGCACCGATGGCCCTCACGCCGCGTTTCCTGGATTCTGAGCAAACTCGTGGGGAATCCAGTCGGGATCTTCTCGCCTGATGTTGCGGATGGGCCGGCCGTGGAACGCCTTGGTCCTTCCGCACTTCCAACAAAACGACGGTTCTGGCAGATCGGGGCCTCTGCCAACGCCGACTTCCCTTTCGACGCCAGGCCTGCGCCCGTTCCCTGGCGTTGCGCCGCGATCCGCGAATTTCCGAACGGCGAAAACTTCGGCGTGTGAAGCGCGCAGCGATTGCTCCAGCACCGCGCGGATGTCCTCGCCCTGAGCCTTGAGCTCCTCGAGCTTGCGAACGATCGAGTGCGCCTGGCCTGTCGTCGCGAGGGGCCTTCGAATCGCGGCGCGCATATCCACAAAGGCCTTCCAAGCGTCTGCCGGGATCCAATCCGGCAGCGTCTCCGCCGGCAGGGATGGGGTTGCCGGTGATCCCATCCCTCCATTTGCGGACGTCCGCGAGGCGGGGGGATGGGATTGCGGTTGCGATCCCATCCCCCTGGCCGGCGCATGCTGCGGTCCGGGGGATGGGGTTGCAGTTGCAATCCCATGTACGTCCGAGTCAACAGAAGCCTGCGCGGAGTTACTTCCGGTGCACGGGGGGGGATGGGATTGCAGCCGCGATCCCACCCCGTCCGTCTCCGGCACGAGCTTCACTGTTGGCGCGAACTCCGAGATCGCCTCTTCCGAAACGCGCACGGAAATCAGCTTCGCGCCGCGAATCGTCACGATGTCGGCGGCGTGCCCCGCGGCTCGCAACCGGATTTCCGGTTCCCCGGGAATTTCCACGCGGCCTTGCCCGCGCACGCGAAAATCGAATGCGCCGTCGCGCTGTTTCGCGGAGATCGCGGTGCCCCGCGCGCGCGGTTTTTTCGGCGCGGCGCTCGCGGGCAGCCATTCGCGCTGCGGCCGAATGCGATAGCGGTTCCACGATTGGGCAGCCTCGGTCGCATGCGCGCGAAGATCCTCGGCCTCGATGATTTGCCGCTGCTTCATCTCGCGCAGCAGCGCCTTGAGGTTCGGCACGGACCGCTGCGAAAGCTGCGCCATCTGCTTCTGTCCGCCCGGCGGCTTGGACCATCGGCCGTTCACGAAGCGCACCAGGGCCATCAGCACGGCGAAGTGATCGAGTGTGATGTACTGCCGGTGATCGGGGGGAAGAGCGAGACACTGCTGAAGGTGCCACCAGTTGCGGGCGGGATTGCGCGGCGCGGCTGCGGCAGCTCTAGCGATGGCGCCCTCCCTCGCTGATACGCCGGGTGGAACGCCATGCCGAAAATCCGATTGCTTTTGCCCCGATTGTTGCTATCCTGCGCCTGCCCATAGGTCGTTTGTTTCACCTCTGTGAGATTGGGGCGAGAAGCCAACTGCCCAGGAAACTCTCGCCCCTCTCTTTAAATTCCGGTTCTCAACTCGGACTGCCTACAGCCCATCTCCCGTCAGAGGTTGCCATAAAATAGGAGGCAGGGCTCGAGACCTGGCGTCCTCCTGTCACCTCGGGGAGATGGGCTGCCAGGCAGCCCGAAATCGAGAGCCGGCGAACCCACGCCAACTGCAAGGCTCCATCCGCGCATTGCCTCGCTTCGCCGCTTCGCGCCCCGCGATCGCGGCCGAAATCTAGACGAAGCACGAGGCGATTACTTGAGCGGCATCTGACGCCCAAGTATACGCTCCGGCCCGTCGTCACCAAAGATGAGGAGCTCCGATCTATGGACGAAGTCCCGGTGGAATATTTGCTCGGCACGTCGCGGTCCGCTTTGAAGGATCTGCGCCTGCGGAAGCTGACTCTTTCGGCCAATCTCCGGAAGCAGCTGATCGCATCGGCGCAGGAATGGGTGGAGCGGAGCGCCGAGGCGCTATTAATCCAGTGGCTCGATGAGCACGGGGAGGAACTGCTCGTGGCGCTAACGGCGGATTCAGCGAGCGTCGAATTCGCGGGAGGGGGGAACGGTGAGGCGACGGAACCGAAGCCGCCATTGATGCGGGCTGCCTGCGCGGGCAGGTACGACTTCTGGCGCAGCCAACGGCGGCATGCGCGCAGGCACCGCAAGATCGCGTAGAGCGCCGGGCGCCGCGGCGGGGGCGCAGCCATTGCGCGCCCCCGCGTCGTCACTGCGCCTTGTGTAAGTATCCCGCGCCTAATTTTCCCGGTTAACAGCGCGCGCGCTACGGGTGTGCTCAGGACGTAACTAATTGCAAATATTACCCTTATGAATATTATGTTGGCAGTGCAGGGCAGAAAATAGAGCCAGCGCCAGGTCCTCATCCTAGGCCGCCTTCCCCTTCTCGAGTTTGTCCGCCTCGAAGTGCAGTAGTTGGCGAATCAGCGTGCCGAGGCTCAAGTGGTGTACTTCCGCCAGCTTCTCGAACCGGGCCTTTTCTTCCGCCGTCACACGCACGTTCGGCAGAGCTTTGTCCCGCTTCAAATTGAGCGTCCTCTGATCAGGGTTCCGCTTCACGGCTACGATGTATACATGTCGTAGGGAACGGCTGTCAAGCGGCATTTTCGAGTCTGTAATCGAATGGGCACACGGCCGAGATCGAGGGCGATTCCGAGCAGGGGTACTTTTGGTCTATTGCGCCAGCCCGAACGGGTCGGCATCCTAGGCGAGTAGGGCGGGACCAGCGGGTGCTTCAACACCCACCGGCCCCTAACTCCCAAGTGAGGATAAGTCACATGGAAGCTCCGCAGATCCTATCAGTTTCAGTTGTCCCAGCAAGAACGATTCCCGCGCCGCCGGCCTACGATTGGCTCATGGGGTTCAACGCGCAGTTCCTCGTCGCGCGCTACCTCCACGCGCGCCCCGAACCGCATACGGCGTTCGGGCTCCTGCGGGAGCTGACGTCCGCGCCGGCGGCGGTGTGAACCCTGTTTGCCAATAGCTGTCTAGGTAAAGTGGTACGGAAGTAATCTCGCGCTCGTCGATTCGCGCTGCTACGCTGCCGAGATTACACGCTAAAGCTCTTCCCGATTTGGAGGCCGAAAATGGCGAAGCCGATGATCTGCGTCGACTGCGGAACCCAGGGCAAAGCAAAACGCGATATGAAGGGCTCCATCTTGATCGAGTTGTTTCTCTGGTGCTTGTTCTTGCTACCGGGTCTGATCTATTCGATCTGGCGCTTTACCACAGTGGGTAGAGCCTGCCGCTCCTGCGGATCTCGAAATCTGATCGCTCTTGATAGTCCGCGCGGCCGAATGCTCGTGCAGCAGTTCGGCGGTAAGGGCGCATGAGAAGGCTTTTGGGGATCGCGGCCTTGGCGGCGATCCTCATGCTGTCGCTCCGCTCGCGTCCCGCGCCAGCCGCCCCGGCGCTGACTTCGATGTCGGCCGCGCAATCCGAGGCTGATGCTATCGGCAGGCTGAAAGCGGATGGCGTCGTCGCCAAAGTGGACCTGGCTCACGGGAGAATGTGGGTCACGCCGAAATTTCGCGCTATGAGCTTCGCTGATCAGGAGTCGACCGCCAGAGTGATGCACGATGTCATGCCGGACGCCAGCCATGCCGACCTGCTGCTGGTAAACGCACGCAGCGGCGCTTACTACGGCTCGTACGATCCCGGCCTCGGCCTGGTCGTGACGAAGGGCGCAACAATCATCAGCGACGCCGGCATTTTTCCGAAGTAACAAAACACCGCAGAGTGCCCTGGCCCAAAGCGTTGGGCCGAGCAGTGGTAGGATGGGGCCATGACCATCGAGACGAGAGCCACGATCCAGCTCGGAGACGTGCTGGCAGTCGAGTACGAATGCCGGGAATGTAAGGCGAAGATCGTGCGGCCGATCGTGGCCGAACGCACCAATGCCGTTCCCACCCAATGCGGCAATTGCGGGGCTGTATGGATCGAGGGTACTCAGGCGCGGCAGAACCTCGCGGATATGCTGAACCTGATCGCCCTGCTTCGCGATCAGAATGGCTCGCGCTTCACGCTGCGCTTCGAGGTCGCTGGGCTCGCCGATCCACGGAAGTAACAAAACAACGAAATGTGCGGGCGGTCAAGACGGTGCGTTGCCCCGATAGGTAACGCGCTGGCTCGCGAGCCGTGTCCATCACGCCGTCACTAGTCCCTTGCGGTGACCTGGACCGCCCTTGTGTGGTGTTGCTTTTGAGAAGTTCGCTTTACTCAGCCAGCGCACCGGGCCAAGCCGCCGTCAGGACGTGTGGCGCGCTGTCGACAAGCACCTTGCTCTGGCAAAACCCGCCGCCTGCGTGCCCCATCGCCTGAACGTAAAGCGTCGTCGCGTCGTTCGTGTTAAGCGCGAGCGCCTTCAGAATCATGTCGCGCGCTGAGTCGTACGCAGCCTGCTCGGCTGCGTCGGGGAACGATTGCTTCTCTTTCGCGCTGATGGTGGCTGCGAGCTTGTTCGGCTTGCCGTGGTACGTGAATGACCAGGACATCGGGATTCCCTCCTGGATGGCGAGTGTAGCGCGGGCCCGCAGCCGCACAATACCGACGGGAGTCAGCGTTTCCACTGCCGCACAAAACTAGGCGTTGTGCGGGATCCCGATCGCGGACGTCCGCAGGAGCGCGAGCCGCGCGCTGCGTCAAAATCGAACCATTAAAACGCACCTTCTCCGGGCGGCCGCTGGCTCATTCTGGAAGACGTTTTTGACGCAGCAGCCGGCGCACTGTCGCCTCGCTGATCCCCATCCGCCGCGCGATCGCGCGGCCCGACAATCCGGAGGCTTTGAGGCTCTTGGCCGCCTCGGCCTCCACCATCAGCTTCGGGCGCCCTAGAGCCTTCCCGGAGGCCTTCACGCGCGCCAGGCCGGCCCTGGTCCGCTCGGCGCGCTTAATTCGCTCCTGCTTCGCCAGCGTCGCCATTATGGCGATGATGGCGTCCTTGAAGATTCCGCAGGAATCGAAAAACTGCTCGGTGAAGCTCCGAAACCCCACACCACACGACGTCAGCCGGTTGAGATACTGCAACGTTTCCAGCACTCCTTCGCGCGAGAGCCGGTCGAGCGCCCAAAAAAGCAGCAGATCGAACTCGCGCCGCGAAGCGGCATCGAACATCTCGCGGAACTCGATGCGTCCGGCCTTCGCGCCGCTTTCGTAGTCCGCGTACTCATGGACGATCGTCCAGCCCTGCTTCGCGGCGAAGTCCCGAAGCTGCGCGGCCTGATTTTCGGTTTCCTGTTTGTCGGTGGAGACGCGGAGGTACAGCGCCACTCGGATTGGCCCGGGCGTCGCGGGCGCGCACACTGGCGCGCGTTCGTGCTGCATTTTCGGCGCGGAATCGGCCGCAAGAGGCGGGTTCCCTACTCTCTCTCTAAGGGTTTAATCTAGATTCTATGTAATATATAAGGACCACGAGGGGGGATGGGATCGCAATTGCAACCCCACCATGGGATCGCAATTGCAATCCCATCCCCTCGATTTTGCGCGCAATCCCATCCCCCTCGCGCGTGATCCTATCCCTCGGGCCGTTAGGCCTTCGCCGCTGCCGCTTTTGCCGCGGCGATCGCGGCCTTCACGTCGTTCACCACTTTCTGATCGAAGCTCACGGAGAGACCGTTCGCGCCTGCGGCCGTCCCTGCGTCTTCCACAGCTTGCGCGACGAGATCGAGCAGATTGTTCCCAAGCGTGATCACTCCGCTCGACCCGGGAATGAACTCCTCGACGATCGGCGCGATTTTCTGCTCATCGCTGATGACGTCCGCCACGATCGCGGGCGCCTTGGCTCCGACGCTCACGAGGAAGTTCTTCACATCCAACGCGTCCTTCTTGAAATCTGAAACCAGTGTGCCGAGTTTCATTTCTTTTGCTCCTCCGTTTGGAATTTACTCAGGTTGTCCGGGTCCAAGAGGTCCTGTGGGACCGTCAGACACAGAAAGTTCTTCGCCTCGAGCTGGGTGAGCGACAGATACATCGCTGTCGCTGCATCTTTCATGGCCTGTCCTTCGCCCGTGAACGTCGCCCACTTCGCGCTGCCGGACCGCCACATCGCAGTGATCCAGGCGCTGTAGGCCGAGCTAACGAACGAATTAACTGCTTCGCGTTCGAGGCCGGCGTTCTTCGCGCCCTCGAACATGGAAACGGGATCTGGAAAATCAATGAGTCCCAAGTGACGCCTCGCTTTCTCCTCCTACTGCTTCGGTGATCGGATCCAGTGATTGACGACGGCCAGACCGAGGGCGCCGAAAAGGCCTCCCATCGTGAAGTGCGGGTGAGTCGACAGATAACTCTGCCCGGTCTGGGCCACGACTCCCATTACGGTCAGAGCAACGGGGATGATGGTCGGAAGATACTTTTTCATGTGCGAACCTCCGGTGGATTTTTGAGAGCTGCTACGAGCTGCGAGACAACGCCAGAAAAGCGCGGCCATCCGTTGAGCCCGCCGTTGACGCGGCGGCGTACCATTTCCCAATTTTGAACGTCGGCGAATGGAGCGATGTGGCGCTCGACGAAGTAGTGCGCGAAGATGTCGGCGGCCACGGCGGGATCGAGCGCGCGATCGGGAGCCTTCAGAAGATCGATTCCGATCTCGGTTCCGAAATGCTCGTAGTCCCAGCGGCCGGTAATCTGGATGAAGCCGCGGCCGCGAAAGAGGGCGCCGTCGCCCGGCTCGGTGTTGCCGAGATCCTTGCGGTTTTCGTATAGATTCTCGAGATAGGTCGGGCCGCCGCGCTCTTTCACCGGGGAGAACGTGCCCGTTTCGGTGGCGACGGTGCCGATCGCAGCGACTTTCACCAGGTTCGAATCGAGCGTGCGCTTCGAAAGCGCGGCCTCGAGCAGAGGCCAGTTGCGCCTCACGTTGTCGATGGGCGTGGATTGGCCGAGGATCGCGGAAATGGTCTCGATCGAAAGCGGAAACATCATGGAGGGCTCCTTGCTCAGTCGCGCATTAGCTCGGCCAGGCGCTCGCGATCCTCGCGAGCGTCCGACATCACCATCAGCGCCAACACCAGGTTCCAGCGATCGCGCCGCACGATGCGGCCGAGCGCATTCACGTCTTTCTTCATGCGGAGGAAAGCGGCCCACGCGCCGCCGGCGCCGAAAATGGCTCCGGCCAGCCAGATGGCCAGAGTGACGTAGGCCTTCATGCGGCCGGGCGCGCGGCGCTCCGGAGCAGCTGCTCGAGCACGCGGCAGTATTGCCGGGCAGTCTTCATCTCGCCGGCGAGCTCGGCTTCGAAAAGTTCGCGCCGCACGGTCCGCGCGATCGCGCGGGCCAGCTCGTCGCGATCGGGCACCTGGCCGCCCGCTTCGATCGCGCGCATGATTCCCACGCGCGCCGCATCCGCGATGCGCGTTATGGGCCCGGTCACTTCTTGTCTCCGCGCGCCGATTCCCGCAAGCCTTCGATCCAGTGCGCCTTTTCGAGCTGGTGTTGCACGATCCGGGCCTCGAAGCGTCCCAGGAGATCCTCGAAGATTTGCGCGTGATATTTGCGCGTCTGCGCGATGCCGGCGGCGTAGCCGGCGAGCAGTCCGAAGAGGAGGCATAGGCCGCATGCGAGCGAGATCGCGATCCAGGCGAGGGTCACTAGTGGACCACGCACACCGTATCGGGATCGCTGCCGGTGCGATAGAAAGCGCCGGCGGTGAGTCCGCCGGTGATCGCCGCCGCGTTGTTCGCGTATACAGGCAGCGCCGAATTGCCGGTGAGGTTGGTCTGGGCCCAGGCCGTGCCGTTGTAAAAATAAAAGCGGCCGTCGCCGGCGTTGAAGGCCAGCCAGCCCGCTTTCGGCGCGTGAAATTCCCAGGCCGGCACTTTCGTGTTCGTGTCCGTCGTCGCGATCTCGGCGGACCACACGGCCACCTTCCCTGCTTGCCCGGCCCAGGCGCCCGTGGGCGATGCGGCCACGATATAGGCGTCGCCGTCGGCGGGTGATCCGGGCGGCGTCGCGGTGGTGACGCTCAGCACGCTCGCCTGCACCAGCGCGTCGATCGCGCGCAGAAGGGCGCGCAGCGAATTCGGGAAGTTCGCGCCGATATCGGCGTACGCCACCAGGCCGAGTTTCGGCCCGAGAACCACACTCGATGAATCAGGCATCTCTCCTCACTTCTGCGCATGTATGCGCATGTGTCCTCACTGCTCGATCCCGCCGAAGGCCTCGCCAAAGTCAAATCCGAATCCGGTCATGGTCGTCGTCAGCGCGTTCGGCATGAAGCTGTCGAGCGAATTCGCGTTTGAAAACACTTCGAGCGTCACGGCCTGCGTGCCGTCGGCGCCATCCGCCTGGCGCTGCAGCGCCGTATAGGTGAAGGTTTCAGGCGTAAGGCCGGTCTGCGTGCGGATCAGCGTCGCGCCGAGCAGCGTCTTCACTGTGAAGGTTTGCCCGGTCTCGCCCGTGATGTCGGCCGAATCCTGCGTCACCAGAGTGCCGGCGGCCGTCTGGGTCAGCCGGTTGCGCGAGCTCCAGGAGATCGCGAGATCCCCCGTCACGCGCGCGTAGCGCGTGCCGTAGGCCGCTCCCTGCATGCGCAGGTTTCCCGGCGGGTAGGGCCTCGCGTAGCGCGAATTGGTGGCGAGCGTAATGGCCGAGGCGCTCGTGATCGGGAATTCGCCGAAAGCGTTCTTCGGCAGAAGCTTTGCATCGACGGTCGTGTCCGCGGCATAAGGGGACGTCTTCACCAGGCCCGAGCCATTCGAGAAAAACCAGGCCGTGGCGCCGGACGCGTGGTCGGCCGGCACCGTGTCCATCACGCCGCGCATCACGCCCGAAATCGTGTAGCTGCCGTCGGCGTTCGGCGTCACCGTTTCCCAGCTCATGATTTCCTGATCGATGAGCAGAAGATTCAGGCCATTCGGCAGATCCGCGGCCGTCGCGCTCGCGAGAAAGTCGAGGTCCACTTGCCCAGCGAGCGTAAGCGAGAAACCGGTCCCGTCCGTCGCCGGCGTCGCGGCCGGATAGAGCGCCGCCAGCTTGCCGATCGGCGTAAAGCCGTCGACCTGATTGCCGAGGTAAAATCCCGCTCCATCATTCAGCCACGCCTCGAAGCTTTTGGATGTGCCGTCTCCACGCGCGCAGAGAGCCATCGCGTAGATTCCTTCCTGCATGCTGGCAGCGGCGAGCAGCTGATAAGGAACTTCCAGGAGCTCCTGGGCCGCGGGCGCGGCCGGCGCGCCGAGCGGATTCACCCAGCCCGAGACGGGCGGCGCGACGAAAGCGGCCTCGTTGATGCCGAAGATATCCTCCACCGCCTCAATCGTCACCTTGCCGTCCGTCAGCGTGCCGTAGGCGATGCGCGTGATGCGGAAGATCTCGTTCGAGATCCCGAGCGGCGCCCAGGTGAGCTTGAAGCAGCCGGCCGGCCGCAGGCTCCAGCCCGCGCGGTTCACCACGATCTTTAGTTTCGCGAGAGGGCAGGTCAGCGTCTTCAGTTCGCGCATCGCGACGAGCGAAGCTGTCGTTTCGCTCGTGACTCCAGGGAATTCGATCGTCTGCGGCCGGATCTCCTGCGTGACCTGGATATTCCCCGCATCGTAGGCGCGCACCAGGCGCTGGTTGAAATTGTTCGCTCGCGACGTGAAGTTGATGCCCACCAGGTTTGTGGTTTCTTCCCACGAGCCGCGCGAGAAATCCACCGTCTCGAGCACGTTGTCGACGTCGAACACCGGCAGCGTCGAAGGATCGTAATCGGCGCGCGCGAGCACGAGCGTCCAGAGCCCCGTGGCCGGATCCGTGTAGAGAATCCCGTCGATGTGCCGCAGGATCTCGGAAATCAGATTGTCCGCGGTTTCCTGCGTGTCAAACTGCATCGAGATTCCAAGGCCTTCGCTCGCGAGCGTATTGGCCGCCGTGGTGAAGCTGCCGGCGGCGTCGATGCGGCTGGGCGGGATCGACATGCCGTAATCCGTGCTCGTGAGCAGGTCGTAGATCATCTCGGCGCCGTTTGCGTCGCCGCTGATGTTCGCGATCGAGGAGCCGAGACCGAGCCCGTCCGGGCAGCGGCGCACCACGAATGCCATGGGCTTTAGGTAGCTCGTGGTGCCCATGTAGAGCTGCTTGAACACAGCCTGGCAGATGCCGGCGTACGACGGCGTAAGCGTCGAGTGCAGCGTCTCGATCGTGAAGGTGTCGCCCGGGGCGAATTGCGTCGATCCCGTGTCGATCGTGAAATCGATCCGGTCGGGGCTTCCGGTGAACGCGGTGTCGGACCAGCAGCCGCCCGCATCGCCCGAGCCCGTGTTCACCAGCGTGCCCGAAACGGATCCCACGATCTTCCAGTACGCTTTCTGGTAATGGCCGTTCGGGTCGCTGATGTTGTTGTTCACGCCATTGCAGATCACCGAGATCGTTTCGTTCAGCGCGGCCGCTCCCGCGGCGAGTTCCCCCATCGTGCCGTTGCCCGTGCCGCTGAAGGTGTAGCCGATCCCGCTCTGATCGGTGACCACGCGATTCTGCTTCGCGGCCAGGTAGTCGTCCGGCTGTTGCGTCGGGATCCCGCGATAGAAGCGGATCTCGCCGGCGATTCCGCCGCCTCCGCCGGGTGCCGTACCACCGAAAAGATTTGGGCTGTTCACCGCCAGCTGGATGTAGTTCTCTGTTCCGTTGCCGTTGTTGATCGTGGTCGCGTCGTACGACAGGTAGCTCTCGTTCGCCTGGATGCCCACGAGTGCGTCGACGGGACCGTGGCAGAGCGCGAATTGCACGCCCAAGAAGTATTGGTAGCCGATCACCGGGCGGGAAAACCAGCTGAACAAATCCATCGCCAGCCCAATTAGCCCGCTAGTCACCACGGCAATGATGTCTCCGACGACGAGCCCCACGCTCGCGTTGGCCTTGTACGGATGAATTTTGAGGTCGCCCCACCAGACGCTGTTCCCTCCCTTGATCATCACCGTGCCGAAGACGATCGGCACGGCGCGACCCTCCTGCGCCGTGGGTAGCGTGAAATTGCCGAGCGCGCTCGCACGCATCTTCGGACGCGGCGTAAGCAGCGCGCCCACGACCGTCGTCGCTACGTAGAGCAGTAATGTGACGGTGAATCCCATGAGCCGTTATCCGATGCTGGCGCTTCCATCGAAGGGATTGAGAATCGGGATCAGATCGAACCCTAGAAAATTTTGGACGTTGTTGTAGTGCGTGCAGCCCTCGAAGGTGAGCGGGCAGCCGGCGATCCCCGAAATGCTGGCGCCGACCTCGAGGCCCTCGATCGCGGAAAGCAGCGTGATGGAACTGCCCGAATGCGTGACGACCATCATCACCTGGTCGCCGAACTGCAGGAAGCCGCCCTGGAGCGAATCGGGGATCGAAGCGAACGCCGGCACGGTCAGCACGGTGCCCGTCGAATCGATCGCCGTCACCACGCCGGCGTACGTGTGGTCCACGAGCGCGACTCCGCAACCGGCGTCGCCGAAAATGTGCGTGCAGGGCGACTGGTAGATTTGCGTCGGGATCCGCCGCTGCAGCAGATATTGGTCGGAATTGCAGAGGAGCTCGCACTGGTCGGTGAAGCGCGCGCTCGCGATCGTGCCTGTGAAAAGCGTGGCCACGTTCGGATCGCCGAAGTGGCCGCCGAAAATCACGATGCCGATCGGCCCGGGCGGAAGATACGGCAGCATCATTTGCGCCAGCGGATGATCGCACGGCAAGTAGACCTTCACCTGGCCGGCCACGACTTCGTTCGATTGATCGAGCTCGTCGCGAGAGATCGTGGCCGGCGTGTAGACCTGGCCGAGATAGGTGATTTCCTCGTCCGCGCTCGTGAGCGCAAAGCTCGTCCCGGTGCCCTGAAAAAGATAGAGCTCGTAGGGCTCGGCGCCGAAGCCCTGCTTTTCGATCGAGTCGAAACTCATCAGGGGATTTCCCGCGGCACTTCCTGGAGCTCGAGCTCGGCCTGGGCCAGGTCAGCGGTGGCCCAGCGAATATCGACGCGGTCCGCCAGCAGGCGCGCAAGCGTCAAGAAAGAGAGCATCGTCGTCGACGCCGGCAGAGCAACGCCCGTCGCTGAATCGAGCGTCAACGTCTCGGTGCCATCGCCGTTGTCCTCGGCCGCCGTTACGCGGCGGTAGACATTCGAGCCGCCCGATACGGGTATGAAGGCCAGATCCCGCCGCGCGACCGACGGAAAGAAGAACTTCGTGTAGAACTCGGACTGGATCTTGATTGCTCCATCGGTCGCCCCGACGTCCTGGGCCAGCACCAGGTCCTCATCCCAGGTCGGGAGCCAGAAAGGATTCATCTGGCCGAACCGGCGCAGGATGAATCCACGAAACGTGGTCACATTCGAATGGCCATCGAGCCACCAGGGAAAGCGCTGGCCCACCACGGCCGAGCCGCCCTTATCGATCACCTCGATCGGGCCGATTTTCGGATCGATGGTCACAAGCGAGCGATCGTATTTGCGGTTGAGGTCGCCGTCCCAGTTGGGCGCGATCTCGAGCACGTCGTAGCCTTTGTATTGCGTGAGGCTGACCGAGGGCGAGGGAGCCGGCTGCTGCGCTTCACCGATGAATTCGAGATCCATCTCGTCGATGAAGCTCGCGTGCCGGATCACCTCGAGGCTTTTTGGCAGCCGCGCGAGAAACACCGGCATCACCAGCGTCGCCGGCGAGGCTGTCCAGGAATTCTGCGTGGGCGAGCTCGTGGTGATGGAGTTCGCGGCTACCGACTCGATCGAGAGCGCCTCAAAGGTGAATTCATCCTGCCAGATGGACACGAGGCCTCCGGGCGCGAATTGCCGGTCCGCCGTATTGCATGGAATCACGAACGCTCCCGGAGCGACGTCGGCAGTGAGCGCCGTTGCGTCTTGCCACCAGGGCACGCCGTAGGGTTGGTTCTGCCAGCCCCATACGAGCGATTCCATGCCTGCGGAATTGCGCGGGGTCAATGCGACCGGGCGGATCCGCACGGCGCGACGCGGCGCCTGGCGCAAGCCGCGGCGCTGCTCGTTGTCCGAATACGCCTTCATCACGTCGGTGAGGTACTCGATCGATTCGTCGATTCCCGCGCTCCAGTCGGGAGCCACGGAAAACAGCGTGATGCGGGATCCAGTGACTTCACAGTCGGCGCCGCCGATTCCGCTGAGAAAAACGAAGACGATATCCTGGGCGATCTGGGCGGGTCCGGTTGACGGCACGGTCGCCTCATAGATCCGCGAATCGAGCGCCGCGTAGACCAGTGGCTCGCCCCAGGTGTCGGCAATCGAAAGGCCCCCCGATCCTGAGACGTCGATCGACGCGAGCGTCTGATCGATATCGCGGAAGGCGTTCCATACCTCGATCGCAAACTGCGTGGCCGTAAGCACGAAGCCCAAGGCTTCGACCCGCGGAATGACCAGAACTTTTTCGAAGAGCTGGCCCCCGAACATTTCGATCTTCGCGCCGGCGCGAGCGGTGTGCGAGATCGAAACCGCACCGCGCGCGATCGCGCCAGTGCCATCGAGCGAACTCGAGAGGCTTAGATTCTGTCCGGACTGGTACGTCGCGAGCGTGAGATTCGAGGAGAAATCGCCCGGAAGCAGGCCCATGCCCCGCGCGGTGAAATCCACGCCGTTGAAGGCCGAGGGCATCTATTGCTTCACCACGGCGAAGTTGGGGAAAAGCTTGTAGGTGGCCGAGCCGAGCGAGATCTCTTGAGCGTCCGAGAACCCATTGCCGACGGCGTTCGCGCAGAACACATTCGGAACGGTGCCGATCGGCGAATATCCGCCTGGCGTTGAATCCCGCGCCGCCCAGATCACGAGCGGCAGCAGGTTCGCGCGGCCGTCAAGAGCGGAGGTCTGGTTGTTCTGCCATTGCGAGGCGCCCGCCTGCTCTGCGTACCACGGCAGGTTCGCGGGCGGCGTGGCCAGAGCGAATACGGGGCTTCCGGCGTTCTTGCCGGTGTAGCCTTGGCCGGCCGTGGTGCCGTCGGAAAGGCCGATCCATTTCCCGGTGAACGAGTCGACGTCCGCGCGGAAATAGGCGCACTGGCCCGTGCCGCTGGTCGCGGCCCAATCGCCATAGGAGCACGGGCAGTAGCTCGAGGTGACGAACCCGGGCGACGGGTTCGTGGCCGTCACGAAACTTGCGTAGTAGCCCGACTGTGATCCGAAAAAGTAAGCGCCGCCGGTGAAGCTGCCGGCCTTCGCGATCGAGAGGCCCCATCCGAGGTAAACGTAGACTCCGGGCGTCTTCTCGACGACCACGACGATGTTGTCCGCCGTCGCATCGGCGAAGAAAAAATAATTCTGGATCGAGCCCGAGGGGAGCGCCATGCCCACGCCCACCACGTTCGTGCTCGATCCGTTCTGATATGGCGGGCCGCCGGGCTGCTGATTCCAGGGATCCGAGCCGTTGAACGCAGTCGAAAGATAGAGAGCGATGCCGGCATTGCCGCTCGAATTCGCGTTGCTAGCGAAAGGAAGGCTTGTGCCCTCATTCAGAAACGCGCGCAGGTGTACGAAGTTTCCGTTGTGATCGAGATGCGCGCGCCAGCCGGCGCCGTCCGAAGCGCTCAGGTCCGTGTTCCAGCCCAGGCCGGCGAGCCAGGCGACGAGCGTCTGGAGCAGGTTCGTAGGCGAAGATGCAGTACCGGTTTGATAAGACATCTAAGCGAGCCTCACGGCGAAGTAGGATCCTTGCGTCGTCCGGAAGACGTTCTGCACCACGAGCCAGTTGACTCCGCCGATCGCGATCGTGTTCTCGGATCCGTTTCCGAAGCCCGCGACCGCGGCGATGCCGTCGAGTTCGCCGTAGACGTTCGGGGCGGCGTCCGAAAGGACGATCGGCAAGAGGGCATAGCTGCCGTCCAGATTCGGCGTCCAGCCCGTGAATCCGGTGAAGTAGGGCCACACTCGGCCGTAGACGCTTTCGGTGTAGAGAACGTCGAACCCACGCCAGACGCCGGACGGCAGGCGCAGCCGAAGCTGCGATTGGAAATCTCCGGAGGCGATCGACGAGATCGGAATCGGGAAGTCCGTGATCTCGGCGCCTGAATAACTCCAGCGCCAGTTCGCGGAGGTTAGCGCCGGCTCGCCGTTCCAGGCTACCGAGCCCGCCACGACGAGCGGAAGCGGAAACGAGCCCGGCGAAATGTAGGAGTTCAAGAGGCCGAGATACGCCGCGACGTAGACCGTCGAGACTTTTGCGACCACGATCACGCGGCGACCGTTGGCGATGAACCAATAGGGCGTCGAGTTGTTCCACAGATTGAGCGACGGGGAGCTTTGCGCCTGACTGTTTGAGAGATAGCCGGGCTGCTGGTTGAACGGGCTTCCGGAATTGAAGCCGGTGAAGCCTCCGAGCCTCCAGTTGTAGTAGTCGGCCGCGACGTTCGTAAAAGCGCTCGCGCCGACGATGATCTGATCGAGGCCGCCGTTGCCCGGCGCCTGCCAGATCATCTGGGATCCCGCGTTTCGCTGCAGCGAAGTCCACGGCGGTGTGGTCGCGACCGTGAATTGGTCGCCGCTCGAGAAGGCGGTGCCGCCGGCGGTGATCGTGAAGTTGATTTTCGTGGAAGTGAACGGCGTGCCGACCGTGCCCGTGCCGATCGCGCCAGTGACGGAGCCGGTCACCGTGAAGGCCGTGGAGCTCGTAAACGCGATCGAGATCGTCTCGGCCACCGCGGCCGAGCCGCCGATCGCGGATTGCCCGGCGATGGGTCCGGAGATCGTGCCGTTGCCCACGCCTGAAAACGACGGCGTGAGACACATGCCCTGCCCCGTCAAAAAGGAATCGAGCTGATTCAGCAGATCGTCATAGCCGGTCGCCGTGCCGATTTGATAGCTCATGTCGTCAGCTCGCCCGCGAGATCGCCTTGCCTGCGGCTTTCGGATTGTTCGCGAGATGGTTCAGCACGATCCGCCCCGCGGCCTTCGAGGAAAGGTGACGCAGCACGAGGCCTTCATCGAGCCCCACGTGCATGTTGACGCTGGCACTCGACTGGCCTGGCGGCGCCACCATGCCGCCCTCGGCGAATCGCATCGCGTGAAAGCTCGGCGGATTCACGTAGCCGCCGTTGGCGAACCGCATGCCGCGGTTGATGGCCTCGAGGTTGTGGACGCCGAAAGATTTCACGGCCGAGGCCTTCACCACGTACTCACCGTCGGAAAGCCGCGCGGGAATCGAATCGGAGGTCGACGTTCCGCGCCCGCGAATCAACCCGCCGCCGGCGTGGCCACCGAACAAACCCGATAGACCGAGAAAAAGCGAGCTGAAGCCCGATCCGCCGGCCGCGCCCGATTGCTGGGACGAGCCGCCTAGAAGTTTCTCCGTGAGATTTTCCGCGAGTCTTTTGGAGAGAGCCTCTTGGAACGGCTTGAGAAAATTTGCCGCAAGAGCCGAAAGCTGCCGCGCGACGGTGCCCGTGCCCTTGCCCACCGAATCGAAAAAGTTTTCGAAGCTCTGCGTCAGCGGTCCCCGCACCTGGTCGGCGACCGACTTCGTCTGCTCCTTCATATCCTGAATGGCGATGATTTCGTTCTGCGCCTTGGCGATATTCTCTTGGTTGCCCGTTGCTTTCGCTGCGGCGAGCTCGGCCTCGGCCTGTTTTTCGAGCAGCGGCAGCCGCGCCGCGATCAGCTCATTGATCTCGCGCTCGGCCTCGAGCCTGCCGATCTTGCCGCTCTTTTCATCGATCGCGATCGATTGCTTTTCCACGTCGAAGGACTTCAGGCCTTGCTGTGTCTGGGTGGCCGTGTCCTCGAATTTCGCCTGCGCCGTCTTCCGTGCGACGAACTGATCGACCTGGGCTTTTGTCGCGCCAAGCTGCTCGTATTCTTTTTTCTCCTGATCAATCCTGATCTTCGCGGCATCGAATGTGCGACCCTGCGCCTCAAGTTGCTGCTCCTGAAATTCAGCGAGCTTGCGTGCGCGATCGCGTTCCGCGTTCGCCTGTTCGTCGTTAAGCGACAACATCTTGGTTTGCGTCTCGATCTCCGTCTGCTGGACCTTGCCACTTAGCTCAGCAATACTCTTCTCGGCGTTCTGAGCTGCGAGAGTCTGCCGGTTGGCCTCCTCGAGGTATGCGTTCCGCACTTCCGGAGTTTGGCTCGCGTCCGCGCCCTTCCGCTGGTTCACCGCGGCTTCCGCCCGGAGACGCTGCTCAAGCGCCTGCTGCTGCTGAATCTGCTTCTGAAGATCAGCCGTTTCGTCCGCGTTTTGCTGCTCGGCGAGTGTGCGGCGCCCTGCGTAGTATTCGGCGGTCGAGATCTCGGCGCGATCGTAATGAGCCTTGAGCTCCGCCTCCTTTTGAGCGAAGCCGGCCTTTTCGACTTCGAGCTCGCTTGCGCCCGCCTGGCGCGCCGTTTCCGCGCGAGCCTTAGCCAATTCGTCCGCCGCAGCCTCTTGGCGCACTTTCATTTCGGTAAGCTGATCGGCGGTCTCATCGGGCGCGTTTTTTTGCTGGAGATGCAAGGTCGGAGCGGCTGCGCCGCCGAAGATGTCGAGGTTGGCCTGGTCCCGCGCATCGCGATACTGCTGCTGGATGTACTGAATCTGGGTGTGCAGCTCTTTGCCGGCCAGGCTCGCGTCCCACTCTTTTTTCGCGGCGATCGCATCGCTGATGTTTCCCGTCGCCGCATCGAAGAATACGCGCGCGGCAGTCTTCATGTGAGAGGTGGCTGCGTCCCACGTCACCTCGATCTCGGCGATCACCTCGGCGATCCTCGCGCCAGTGACAGTGAAGCCGTAGGCAACAGCCTGAATCGCTTTGCCCGCCTCCTGTCCGAGCCACTTGAACCCTCCCGCCTTGCCCGAACCGGCGGCCGAGATTGCGTCGACGACCTGCGTGAGCGCGGGAATCAGTCCGAGCTCAAACTGCAGCGCAGCGCCTTTCGTCTCGCCCTCGATGTCGCCTAGCGATTGCTTCAGCTGCAGCATCGAGTTCGCGCCCTCGTTGTCGAGATAGATCCCGAATCGCTTGGCTTCCTCGGTGGCCTTCGCATACCCCTCTTTCGCGAGGGCGTTGATCACAGGAAGCGCTTGCGCCCCGGAACGGCTGAAGATCAGCTGCGCGAGGCCGGCCTTCTCCGTGCCGTCCTTGAGCGCACCCAGACGATCGGTCACCAAGCGGATCTTCTGGTCCGTGTTGAGTCCGTTGAAATCCTTGGCCGAGATGCCCAGCTGCCGAAAGGCCTTCACGGCGACCGAGCTTCCCTGCTGGAACTCGATGATCGATTTCGACAGACGCACGAAGGCCTTGTCGACGACGTCGGTGCCGATGCCGAGTTCCTCGGAAGCTTTGTAGTAGGCCGCGGAAAGCGTCCCAGCGCTCGCGCCTGTCATCTGCATCATCCGCGCGACGTTGACGCCGGTTTCGAACACTTCTTTGCCGAACTCGACGAACCGGTCGATCGAAATCGCGGCGATGAGCCCCTTGAACGCTTCGGAAAGCTTGAGGGATGAGCTGGCGGTCTCCTCCTGTTGCTTCTTTAGGCTTTTCAGCTGTGAAGAAAGCTCGCGCAGCGCGGAGGAAAGGCCCTGGTCCTCTGCAGTGAGGGTGACTTTAACTTCAGGATTTTCGGCCATGATCGATCGCCAAATACAGCGCGCCCACAAGCACGATGCCCGTGCTCTCGAGGATCAGCAGGTTTATCAGGGCGTGCATCGTCGTCTCGTCATTTCAGGATCGAAGGAATTTGCGGCGGTTTCTGCGAGCGCTTCTGGTAGGGCGCGAGCATGGCCCACACCAGCAGCTCCGCGCGATAGCGCTCGACGGCCGCCTGGCGCAAGCGCTCGATGAAAGCGAGGAATAAATCGCGCAGCGGCCAGTCCATCACCTCTTCGGCGCGCGCGGGATCCTGCGCCGCCACGTCGCGCACGATCGCGGAAAAAGGGCCTAGGTCGCGGCTCCCGCGCTCTTTGTAGCGCGGGCCATTTCTTTCGGGCCTTTCGGGCTCGAAGATTTCCGGGAAGTCGGCGAGGATTCCTTCCCGGACGAAAAAAAACCCAGGACGATCCTCACGATGGCCGAGCGCATGGCCAGCTTTTCATCCGCGGCCGTGATTTCGGCAAAGATCGCCGCGTTGCGGTCCGCCTCCTGGCGCGTCCACCTCTTCCCTTCCTCGGTGAGGCATCCGGCGAGAAGGTTCGGTCCGCGGCCGGAAAGCATGATCCGCGTGAGCAGCTCCTCGGCCTTCGCCTCGCTCGTGCGCTCGACGCCGTCGGCGCCGGAAAGAGCCTCGAGAGCGCCGGCCAGCCGCAGATGCCCGAGGATGTAATCGTCCTGGCTCGCCGTGAGCGCCATGCCCACGGGCCGGAATTTGCGTCCATCGAGGGTGAAGCTTTCTTCCATCGCGATCGCCTCCCATTGTTTGTTGCAGCCTGGCGGCGTGTGCTTCTTATAGGCGCCGCCACTTCAGCCCCAGGGCGTGAAGGACTAGAAATACGTCAGCTGGTAGAACGGCGCCGAGGGCGTCGCCGCGGTGTTGTCGAGGATGTCGCCCTCGAGCTCCCAGTTGCCGTAGTCGTCCGCGATCAGGCCCATCTGCCCATTGGGGCGCAGATTCACCTGCCAGATGTCGACGGAGATCTTCTGCCCGTCCACGGGATCGGGCACGAAGTGGATGTGGCCTCTCTGGAAAGGCACGGTGGCCGCCGCCACTTGGTCAAACGAGCCGGCGAGCGGCGTGTAATCGGCCGTCACGGCTAGCGTGCCGGTCGTGTCGATCCCGGAGGTGAGCGGGATGTAGATGATCCCGTGCAGCATGTCCGCCACGACGTAGTCGGTGTTGAGCGTGAGCGCGACGGAATTCTGCTTCAGGTCCGTCCACGTCCCGATGTTGGGCGTGCCGGTTTTGAAATAGCGGCCCTTGCAGTTGGCCGTGGCCGCGGCCGAAATCAGCGGGTCGTTGGTGATGGCCGTCGCCGTGGTCGCGAGCGAGGTTTTCGCCGCGGCCATCTGCGTGATCACTCCGTGCAGGGAGCTGAAGTCCGTGCCGGTGATCGAAACCACGCCCTGCCGCTTTTTGAGGGCCGAGGCGATCAGCGTCACGCTTTTGTTCAGCGATTGGTACTGTTCAGCCACTTCGTCCTTCAGCTGGATTTCGAATTTCGTGGCGTTGCCGAGATGCTGGAAGCCGGTGGGGTTGCCGTTCGCATCGAAGATGTCGAGCAGGACGGAGCCTTTTCCGAACATCGGGAGATGCGGGACGGGATACACGATAGACATTGCGTGCTCCTACGAAGCCGAAGTCGGATCGAGCCTGCTCGTCCGGTAGCGAATCAAGAAATGAAGCGTGGCCGCGGCCACGGGCACATCGCCCTCGCGCGATTTCCATTCGGTGCGCGATTCGATGGCGCCGAGCGCGAGGCCCCCGAAAGTCTCGTCCACCAGGCCGGCCTTCACCGCCCACACCAGCACCGGATCGAGCGCCTGGTCCGGCGATACGGATCCCGAGGCCTGGGCGCGGCATTCGGCCGCGATCGCGAGCTCGCGGATCACGAGCGGCGAGCGGTACGTTTGCCGATCGAAATCCTTCACCGGATCGTCTTCGAAATACACGAAGATCGATGGCAGCGAATCCGTTTCGATCGGCCGCGTGCGCTCGCGCTGGATGGTAAGTCCCGCCGGCGCCGAATAGCCGCCCACGCTCGCGGCTTCGAGCGCGACGGTGAGCGCGGCCGCGATCTGCAGCCGGATCGATTCAGGAAGTGGCGAAGGCATCAGCTAAGCGTGGTGGTCGTCGTGCCCAGCACGTACCAAACGCCCTGATAGGCCATCAGCTCGATGGAATCGCCGGCGTTTGCAAAAGTGGCGATGTGCTTCGAGCCGTTCAGGCCGTTCGAGGGAGTGGTGACGGTGTGGCCGTGCGCCGTGATGCCCTGGATCTTGAGCACCTTGTAATCGTCCGTTGTGGCCGTGGGCGCGGCGAGCGTCATGGCCAGGGCGCCGGCGCCGTTCAGCACCACGTTTCCCTGCTTCTGCGTGATCGCTCCGGACGCGGTATACGCGGCGCCGGCCGAGCGAGCCTGCAGCGCGCCGATCGCGGAATCGATCGCCGCGAGGTTTGCGGCCGCGTTCACGTCCGTCGATTCGCCGAAATCCGGGAGAAGAAGACCTGCGTTTGCCGTTTTGACGTTCATCGAAAATCCTCCGTTTGAAAAGTGTATGCGGGGCGTTAAGGGCCCACCACAAATGCGCCCGCCTGGTTTCCTAACGCGAGTGTCGGATTGACGACGCTTCCGCCGCTCCAGTTGTCGAGGGCCGCGTTGGCTGTCGAAGTAACGGGCACGACGAGGAGTCCCGCGCTTCCGCTGCTGATCGGCGAGGCCGAATCCACGCCGACCCCGATGAGGGTCCCATTCTGGAAAAGCGACAACGTGTCGCCGGCGACGCAAAAAATCAGAGCATCGCTGGCGTTGATCGTCATCGTTCCCGTCGCGGTAACGGGCTTGCTCACTCCAGACTTGACGGCCTGGAAAGTCCATGTGCCCGAGTGTCCGAGCCCGGACGAGCTGGTCCAATAGAATCTGTAAACCGAGGTAGAAGCACTAGCCCGCAGATCCAATCCCAGGTAGGAATTCGCGCTCGACGTGATGGCAACGGCCGCGGCCCACTGATCGGCTGGCCAGGTGATCGCGTTGTAGAAGCTGTCCGGATCTTCGCTCACGGCCGAACTTTCGAACGCGTCCGAGACGATCTGCCCGGTCGTCCACGTTCCGCCGGCGAAGCTCCCGGTTGCCACGGGGGTCCAGTTGCCACCGATGGGATTTGCATTCGCGCGGCTGAAGTTGTCCGTCGCGAGGTTCGAGAGATTTAGCCCGGGATCGCCTGAGAGCGGAATGTCCTGCACTCCTTCGTAGGTTTCGACAAGCTGCGTCAGGGTCATCGACGAAGCGATCGCGCAGTTGATCGTGTAGTTGTCTCCGGATCCACCATTCGTTGAAGCCGTGAAATAGAAATAGAGATTGCCCGTCGCTGCGACCATCGTCGGGTCCGCGACCTGGCCGATGGCTGAGTTCACGCCCTCGCTCGTTTGAGTTCGTGGCAGCGTGATGTTGCCGAGAGGCGTCCACGGGCCGGCAGCACTAGGTGCTGACCAGCGTAAGATGTCTGAAGGGAGATTGTTGATCGAGCCGGGGAAAGCCGCCTGCGTCGTCTGTGACCAGGCGAAGTACTCGCCGTTCACATTCTCGAAAAAAAGAGCTCCGCTTCCGATCCAGGAAGCGCCGTTCGCAAACGTGCCGCTATCGAAAGCTGCGACCGGATTTCCCGCGGACTTGGACCAATGGACCAGGTCGGTCGACGTCGCTTGCCCCACGTTGTAGGCGGGATTCGCCTGAGTGTTGATGCCCCAGTAGTAGCCGTACCAGGTTGCGCCGACTTGACCGGCGACGTCGAGCTGCCCGATGGAGTTCGAATCCCATCCGGAGGCGCTCGTCGATAGCGCGCTCGCCGTCTGTTGCGTCCAGCTGAGGCCGTCCGTCGACGTGTAGGTTTGGATCGCGGTCGCAAAGACTTCGGTCGAACAGTAGAGATAGTAGGTGCTGCCGTTCTTGAAGACTCGCGAGCCCCACCGAGCCGAGATGACGGGATTGCCGGTGTAGCGTGTCCAGGTAGTCCCGTTCGAGGACTCTGCGTAGTTGATCCCGACAGGGGTATTCGCCGGCCCCGTCGTGAACCACATCTTGAAGCATGGATTGCTGACGATCACGCAGCCGGAGGATTCGTAGAGGACGTTTGGCTGCTCGGGGGCGTCGCCGCTGACCGCGGGAATAACGGTGCCCTGGTCAGACCACACGTTGAACGTGGCAGCGGGCAGAGCTGTTGCGCAGAGAAGGAACGCGAGCAGCGAAGTTGCGATTCGTCTCACCGGAGAACTCTCCAGTTCAGCGTGATCGCCGTCGGGCTGATCGAAACGCCCGTGTTGTTGCAAGCCCGGAAATTCACGCCGTTAGCCGAAGGAAATTTGACGATCGTGAGCATCGCCCCAGGTTCGTAGCCGACGGTGCTCGTCGGGTCGCTGTTGAAATCGGCCAGCATGTTGTCGGTAGTCTGCACGCCGCTTGCTGCGACCGTAACCGTCGTCGCGCATGCGCCGGACGCGATCGCCGACGTTCCAAGCGTCACGGTGCCACTCGCGATATCTCTTACGCCGCCCGAGTTCCTGATCTGCGACGAATTCTGAGTATCGCTCGTTCCGGCGGCGAACAGAGCTAAGAGCGCGAGAACGAGCGCCGCGGTGACCGATCGCCTCGTCATTGGCTGATCTCCGTCGCGCACACCGCTCCCCCTCCGGCCGGCGCGATCGCTTGGACGGGTCCGGTCCACCAGTCGCAGATGAAGCTACCGCCGGTGCCATCGTTCGCCGTGCCGCATGGCGCCAGCGCCACGTGATAGGCCGTGCCCGTCGGTGTTCGCCCGAGGCCCAGAAACACAGGTACCGTTCCCGTGTTGACGATGATCAGCTCGGTTCGACTAGGATTCGCGCCGAGGATCTGCTCGGCCGAGTTTCCGACCGCTTGCTGTGCTGGTGACGAACTCGTGAAAAGATTGCGCGCCATGTTCTTCGTCTCCTACGTGCTGCCCAGCCAGAGCTTCGTCAATCCGCCGTCGCCGATGCGAAAGCGTTGCCTCACGGTGAAATTCCGGGATCCGATCGCCACGGCCTGGCCCATGGCTGCGGCCGGAAAATCCGTCGTCCGCACAGTGACCGTGGTCGCTAAGACGACCACTTCGCCGCGATCGGCATCCTGGACGACAATCTCGTCCGCTTCGTCGAGCAGCCCGATCCCGTTCACCGCGCCCACGGTGATCGCGATTCCCATGTCTGCAAGCATGGTGGGAATGTCGGAATCACCGAAGGCGGGTGCGGTCGATGGAATCGGCATAAGTACGCTGCGATCGCGACGTCGTTACAGCTCTGCTATCGGCCGGACTTCGCCTTCGGCTTCTCGTCCGCAGTTGGCGCGGCATCGACGGCCGGCTTCGCCGGCGCATCGCTCACCTTGCGCGGTTCGGGATCGTTGTGGTGCGGCGTCGCAACCGTGACGCCCAGCCGATTTTCCGCGCTGACTTCTGCAGCGTGATCTTCGTGATATTCGGCCGAGCCCGCGCCCACGAGCTCGTGGGCCAGCGGCGCCGGGCATTCGTACACCGAGCCCTTCTCGGCGTGCTTTCCGCCCATGATGATCGATCTCTTCAGCCGGATCTTGCGAACGGGATTCTGCTTTGCCATTTGCGTTGACCTCGAGAGCTGCATGCCCGATTCGGACGGGGCGCCGCAGGTTCGGGGGATGCGCGGCGCCCCTGCTTCATCGGGGAGATGCCCGCACGCTAGGCGGCGCGCGGGGCGGTGAAAACTAGGCGATGTTGTACTTCGAGACGACGAACGCCACCGGATAGCGCAGGACGATGTCGACCAGCATGAAGGTGGTCAACTCGATCATGCCCTGCTTTTTCAGGCGGTAGGGATCGACGATGAATTCGAAGCCCGATCCCCACATGTTGATCAGCAGCGTTTCGAAGACGCCGCGGATCAGCACGTGCAAGTTCGATCCGCTGCCTTCTGTCTCGTTCGAGGGCACCTGGTTGGTCGAGCGGGCTTCGTAGCCGTCGACGGTGTCGTCGTCGGCCCAGATCGGCAGCCCAATCGTATTGCCCAACCGCGCGGTGCGCTTCAGGCGCGATTTGATGCCCGGCGTGGTGAGCCATCCGCCTTCGCCGAGCTGGTCGGCATTGGCGGTTTCGAGCAGCTCCGTCATGTTCACGATGTCGTTCCAATCGGGAGATGCGCCGTTGCCGGCATCGTTCTCGTTCGTGAAGCTCTGCACGCCGCTGGTGGCCATGATCCCGGTGGGCTGATTCGATCCGCCGCCCTGGATGGCGACGCTATCGACGGCCAGCGCGAGATCGCGGGCCAGATCTTCGCGGACGAGAGTGTCCACGTCGATCACGGCCTGCGCGAGCAATTGCCGCGAATAGCTCGAGGAAGACTGGTAGGTCTTCGGCGAGCTCGTGATGGCGCCCAGCGTCAGGTTCGAATCGGCGACGTCGGAGCCGGGATTTTCCGTCACCCACGAACCGGTTGCCCGGCCCGTCTGTTTCGGGAAACTCACGTTGTCGCGGAGTCCCGCGATCGTGCGCGCACCCAGTTCCTTCACCCGCATGCGGTTGTAGAGATACTGGATGAATTCGCCCGGCTCGGTGAAGACGAGCGATTGCCCCACGGTCGAGCCGCCGGTGTAGAGGCCGGTGCGCTTGTTCGGCACGATCGTCGCTTCGCGCTGCTGAGGTACGAGCTGCGGAAATCGCTTCGCCAGCTCGGGTGTGACCGAGTGGCGGATCGACCAGGGCATGAAGACGCTGCCGCCCTGCACGGTGCGCCCCGCCTTCACGGCGAGCGAGCGTAGCGTGTCAGAGATTTCCATCTCCATGCAGTTTTCGGCCTTGCGGCCGTCCGCCCGGTCCGCCGCGGCCAGGATCAGGCGCGCGACGTTGTATTCCTTCTGCTCGCGATCGTTCAGATCGAAGTGCTCGGTTTCGGCCGCCGGCGTGTCCAGTGGCTTCGAACCCCGCTTCGCCACTTCGGCGAGAATCTCGCGCGAGGCTTGGTCGACCGTCTTCCCTTCCTCGACCATCTTCGCGATGCGTTCGTGATCAATGCCGTGCAGCCTGCCGAGCCTGAAGATCTCGGCAGCAGCCGCTTGGGCGTCTTTTACTTGCGTTTCCACGGTGACCTGCCTTTCAGCCTCGCTCGAGGCGGGCTGTTCTGCTGAAGTCGGGGCGCCTGGCGGCGCGGCCGGAGTAATGCGAAGTTCTCGAATTGCCTGGTCGACGGCGTCCTTCACCGTCTTTGCGTCGAGCGAAATCGTCACCTGCGATGCCGGCGCGGAGCGTGTCACGATGACGGGATAGAGGCGCTCGTTCGATTCGCTGCGGCCCACGCCGACGGTAGGATCCGCCGGCACCCCCACGGAGCTCGCTTCCATTGGCGTCCAGCTCGAGGCGCGGTAGGTATCGCCCTTTTCCTTCGACGATTCCTCGAGCTTGTATTCCTTCACCGCGTAGCCAACGGAAATGAATTTGCGGATGCCGTCGCGCATGTCGCGCTTCACGGCCTGCGCTGGCGCATTCGCGCTGAAGCGCACCACGCCGCGCAGCTTCTTGTCCGCCACGCGAAGGCCCTCGACGATGCCCACGATCGCGCGCATGTCGTGCGAATCGAGGAAGCTCAACCCCAGCTTCGCGCGCGACAGATCGACGGATTCCGGCGAGTGATCGAGGATCTCGCGGCCGAACCAACGCTCGACCGGATACTCCGAGCTGATGCTGATAGCGAAAGTGTTGCGGGCCTTCTTCTTTTTCTTTTTCCCCTTGCCCTCGGCCTCGGTCTCCTGATTGTTCTCATCGTCACCGCGGGGCTTGTCCGGATCGTCGAGAGGTTCATCCGCGCCCAGGTCATCGTCGCCCTCTTCGCCATCGCTGTCGTCGACGTCCTTGATCTCGTCCGGCTCGAGCGGGTCGCAGTCGCGCTTGCCTGCTGCGCGCACGATGCGCACGGGCCGCATTTCCTCGATCTGGAAGTTGCGCGATAGCATCGGCAGCTCGTCGAGCGATTCAAGCTCTCCGTCGCGTGCCTCTGCGCAGTTCGGCTCGTCCCAGGCGATCGCGGGATCGTCCGATTCGGGATCCGCGGCCTGTTTGCGCGCGAGCCGATCGGCGCGCACCCGCATCTGGCGCTGCAGCTCGACGATCGAGCTCTTCTTGCCGTCCTCTTCGCTCGATATCTCGATGCCGTACTTCTTAGCCGCAGCCACGATCCGGTCCCAGGCCTTTTCCTTCTCGGCCTTGTTGGGCATGTCCGTGCTGTCGTAGCGCGCGATCGCATTGCGGATGTGCCGCTTCGTTTTGGCGTCGCTTTTGAATTCGATCGGTAGCTTCCAGGTAGATTTTTTCTTTTCGTCGCCCACATAGGCGAATGCGCTCGAGGCGAGGTCCTCGCCGGCTACGCGCTTGGTGTTTTTCTCGGCCATCAGCGTCTTCCTAGAATTGCGAGTTTGCGGCCGCCGGCCTCAGCCTCGACTGTGGGTTCCGGCGTTACCGATTCCTCGTCCGAAGGCGTCTCTTTCTCGTTCGGCCCTTTGTCAACCGTGGGCGCCTTCGCGTCGACCGTGAATTCCAGGCCGTACTGCTCGGCCAGGTCCTTCTCGCGCTTGATCTGCTCGAACACTTCCTCGACGTCGCCGCCCTCCTCGCCGATCACGCGATCGCGCGTCCGGAGGCCGGCGCCGATGCCCAGGATCGAGGCCTGCACGTCCTTGAGCGGGTCCACCCAGGGCCAGCCCCGGGGCTCCCACTTGCCCTCGAGGAAGCGGCTCGGATCGCGCGAATCGAGCACGAGCTCGCCGGATAGGAGCGCCATCGAGAGCCAACCCTTGAAAGTCGGCTCCATCAAGTTCTCTTTCATGAAGCTCTGGCAGATCTTCCACTGGTCGCGCTCGATCAGCAGGCCCGAGCGCATGCTCGAATAGTTCACGCCCTCGAGATCGGCAGCGAGCGCGTTGTAGGAAACCCCCATGCTGCCGGCGATGAAGCGTAGGTTGGCCTTGAGGAAGTTCTGGAAAGCGTTCGGAGGGTGCTGCGGGTCCCACGACTCGAGCTTTAGCCCAGGCGGAATCGTGTCAAACGTTCCGGGATTCGCGTCGACCCGGTAGTGTGCGTCGTCGTTCTCGGCTTCGTAGGAGGCGGAATCGGTGTGCGAAAAGAATCCCAGCTTCGCGGCCGCCACGCGCGCGGCCACGAGCTCCGCCTCGAGGTAGCCGCCGAGCATGCGCATCTCGAGCATGCAGCTCGAGAACCATGGAATTCCCCGCGTCTGCTGCACGCGCAGCGGATCGTAGAGATGCAGGATGTATTCGGCTTTGATGCGCTCGCGCAGCAGCGAGCCGCCGAGGTCGGAGGGGTGCGCCGGGTTGACGTGGTAGGCGACCGGCCGGCCCCACACGTCGACCTCGACGCCCATCCGGATTTCATTGTCGCTGTGATTGCCGCGCCGCCCGGGCGATGGCCACCGGCTGAACAAGTGGTCGACTTGGTCCGCGTCGATCAGCTGCAGCGCGAAGCGATATTTGTTGTCAAAGCCCGGCACCATGCGCACGAACGCTTCACCGTCCGTCGCCACCGTCTGCAGCACGAGGTTCTCCGTGGCGCGCAGGCTCAGCTTGCCGTCGACGGTGCAGTTGCCGCGGCATGACCACTCTTTCCAGGCCTTCTCGATCTTCTGGTTGAACTGCCGATTCAGCTGGTCGTTGTTGTTGCGCACGAGCGGCTGGTAACCGATTCCCCGCTCTCCGAGCACGTTCGCGACGAGAATCTTGAGGTAGCTTCTCGCGATCGCATTGTTGCGGGCGAGCTCGCGGGCGCGGCCGCGCAGGATTCGCAGGTTGCCCTTGATCTCCTGGTCGGCCGAAAGAATCGGCGCGTTCACCCAGTCCTGGGTGAGGCGCGAGGCAAGCGATCCGTTGAAGAGCGTCAGGTTGCGTTTGCCCGAAGATCCCGAGCTCGCGCCAAACCACGTGGCTATGCGATCGCGCATGCCTGAGAACCATGTCGCGGAATGGTGAGTGCGCTTCATGCCGCTTGCTCCGCGCGCGACGCGGTCTTCTCGGATCGCCAGACGAAATTGAACTGATCCGCCGCAATTTGGACCATCGAGTACTCGTGTTCTGGATGGAGCTGCTCGATCCACTCCGCGACTTTCTCAAGCAGATCGTCAATGCCCTTTTCGGTGAAAAAACAATGAGGCGACGCCCTGAACACTTTCCGCCCGAAGCCGCGGTTGTGCGGGGCGAAGATCTTCACGTGGACGCAGCGTATAGATTTCGCCATTTCAGTAATCGAGACCGGTGACGTCCTGCCACGTCGGCGGGAGATTCGTCTCTTCGTTTTCCTGGCTGAAGTGGACCTTGCGCGGCTTCGACAAGTGCCCGGGATGCTGCTGGCGCCATACCACCGAGCGATACGTGCCGCGCACGCGCAGCAGCTCGGTAAGAGACATCTTCGTCACCGCGCGGCCGGCGACGTGGTAGGCCTCGATATCGGCCGAGGGCGCCGAGCCGCTCACGCGCGCGGCGATCACGGCCTCGATCGCGGCCAGCGTCTTCTCTTCAAACGTCTGGAACGTGCCTGCCGGTGAGCTCGCGGCGCTTGGTTCGACGATGATCACGAGCGTGTCGCCCGTGATGTCGTAGATCTGTTGCGGGCCGGCCGCCGCAGCTGCAGCTATTTCGTTGACGGCCGTCGCGTTCGGGATCGTGAAGGTGCCGCTCGAATCTCCGGTGAGCGCCGCGATCGTGCTGCTCACGTTGTTCCCGTCGTTCGCGAATCCCGTGATCGTCACGGGCATGCCCTCGTAGGGCGGTGGACCGCTGAACGATTCGTACGAATAGATCGCGTCCGCGCCGTCGACCACGACGCCGGTCAGCACCAGGCGCGTGCCCGGATTCGCCAATCTCTCGGCGTAGCGGTAAGGGCCAGGCGTGAGGGTGTTCGTCGCGGGATCGATCTCGATCAGGAACGTAGCTGGATCCATCGTCGCCGCCGGCGCGGAAAGCTTCTGCGTCAGCCCGTTCATGTAGAGCGTGTAGGTCCAGCCGTCGGATGGCGCGAAATTAGGAAGCGAGCGCGTGAATTTCACGGTCGTTCCCTGCGCGAAATGTCGCGGGACAGAATTCGGGATGATGGGAGGCACGAGGAAGGGTTTACGGCTCGATGATCTTCAGTTCCCAGCGTCGCGCGGCACAGGGCGTCCAAATCGTGTCGCCCGCCGCGAACCGGTCGACCAGTACGGCCTTGCGGCCGGTTACGCTGAGCTCGATCTCTTCACCTGGGGCGACGGCCGCGGCGATCTCCCTCATCAGGCGATCGGAGCGCTCGTACGCTCGCTTCCCCGCAGTCCGCGCCTTCTGATAGCGGGCCACCAGCTCCGGGAGGTTGGCTTGCTTCTTTTTCGCGGGCACGCTCACGCCTCTGTCTGGACGCACCAGGACGGTCGGTTCCGCATTTCCGTCTCGAGCATCGCCCGAATCGAAAGGGGCACCTCGAGCGAGACGCGCCCTTTGCCCGTCTCGTAATCCGGCCGCGCCAGGGACAAATCGACGCGCTGCCAGATCTTGCCGCTCGCGCCGAGTTGCCGGATCATGCCGGCCTGCGCCAGCGCTCGCGCCTGGCGCGCCGTCACGCGTTCGAATTTATCGAGATCGCAGGCTTCGGCGTCTGCAGCGTTGAACCCTCGAGGGACGATGGAGTGTTTTGCGGACATTTCGACCGTTCGCGCACACGCGTGCGCGAGGATTTGTTCTCTAGTCGTTGGAGCTGACGGCCGCTAGAGCTGGGCCCAGCCGGAGCGCCCGGCTGCACGCGAACTGCGCAGGAAAAACTGCTGCGATTATGGCCAGGTGCCTCGACGCGCGAAAGAGGTTCGCGCAAAAGCGTCGCGAAGTCGTGACCTGTACGGAAGTACAGGTCAGCTTCGCCACCCCTGCACCCAGTTTGAACCCTGGCGCGATGGTCGAGCGGACCCGCCTGCCGGCGCCGTTCCGCCGCCCTCGGGCGGCTTCTCAGGCGGCTTCTTGAGCGCCTCGGCCATCTCGCCCAGCTTGCGGATCGTGGCCTGGCCGAGCACGTAGAGCGCCGCCAGGGCGTAGACCTCGAGGTCGAGCGCCTCGTTGCGCGCGCGCGTCTTGATGTATTCGCGCACGGTGCCGCGGCCCTTCTTGTAGCGCCGCACGGCCTTTTCGGCCGTCAGCTGCGCCAGATATTCGTCCTCGATGAAGTCGGGCAAGTGGATGTAGCCGGGGCCCGGCGCCGGGATCTTCAGCCGCGCGAAGATCCGGTCTTTTGCCGTGTCGGTCCCGATCGTGAAGAGCTTCACTCGATATCGGTTGTTCACGGAGAATTTGCCGACGATTTCCTTGCCCGCCTCGCTCGAGCCTTTGAGCGCGAAGATTCGCCGCGCCTGGCGCGCAGCGACGAAGCGATAGACAGAATCCGTGTGCTGGCCTCCGGAGTCCACCATCGCGCTCGCGATCTTCACTTTGTGGCCCGTCGACGTCTCCCACGTCGAGAGCAGAAACGAGTCGAGTTCGTTCCAGACGTCCTCTTGGCCGGGATCCCCGAAGACTTGCTGGTACGCGATGAGCCACGATTCCTCGCCGGCGCCCCAACCTTTCACCACGGCCTCGAGGCGATCGGTCTGGACGTCGACGCTCGCCGTCAGCAAGCCCACGCCCTCGGGAACTTCGGCCGAATACTTCTCGACGCGCGACTTCAGCGCGACGGCTTCAATCGAATCGCCCTGCTCTTCCCAGGTCTCGCCCAGGCGCAGATTCACGAACGCCTTTAGCTTCTCCGGATTCTTCTCGTGGTTCGCTTCGGCCCATTCCTGCGCGAGCGCTGCCCAGTTGTCGCGCCACGGCGAATAGAGCGCGTTCAGGTGGAAGCCCACCACGGCGCGGTCCGGGAATTCGGCGATCCACTCGCCGGCGTTGAGCATCTGCTGCTTGAAGCGTTCGGGGATCTTGCCGTTGCATTTCGCGCAGACGAACGCCACGGATTCCGCGCGCACCTTCACCTGGCCGGCGATCACTTCGCTCTCGTAATAAAGCCGATACTGCTTTGTTCCGGGATCCCGCCACCAGAGCGGCTGTTTGTGCCCGCACGTCGGACACGGCACGTGAAAGCGCCGCTTGTCGCTGCGCTCGAATTCCCGCTCGATCGGCGAGATCCCTTTCGGCTTGGCCGGCGTCGATCCGCGGATAATCTTGAAATCGGTGAAGGCGTCGGTGCGCCTGGTCGCGATCGCCTGGGGATCGCCTTCGCCCTCGACATCGAGCGGATAGCCGTCCACCTCATCGAGGACCACGATCGGCACGGGATCGGAGCGAAGGCCGGCGCCGGAGTTTGCTCCCGTCAGCTTCAGGAATCCGCCGGGAAATTCCTTGAGCGCGAGCGTGTTGCCGGCGCGACGCGACGTCGCGTCCTTGATCCGCGCGCGCAGGGCCGGACACGACTGGATCATCGGCGTAATGCGCTTCTTGCCGTAATCCTTCGCGTTGTCGATCGTCGGCTGCACCATCATGATCGGCTTCGGGTCGACGTCGATGTAGTAGCCGATGATGTTGTTCAGCACGACGTCTGAGAAACCGACCTGCGTGGATTTCTGCACAGCGACTTCGTGGACGTTCGGATCGAGCACCACATCCATCATCTCGATCTGAAACTTCTCGGGGCGGAACGGGCCCGGCCGGGGCGTCGTGCCTTTCGGCATCACGCGGTTTCGGATCGCCCACTCGCTCACGCTGAGATCTGCCGGCGGCTCGAAATGCTTCCACACGCGCGCCATCACCGCGCGGAGGTTCGCCGCGGCCGATTCGTGCGTCGCGAGCTCAGGCATTGTTCATGGGGCGCGGCTTGAACGGTTCCGCCGGCTGGACGAAGAAGCTCAGTCTGCTCATACGAGGCGCGAGACGATCGTGCATCAGAGAATCGATCCGCTGCGCCTTCGCCCGAAGATCTTCGCCCTCGGCAAAGATTATTCCCTCCGGATCATCGCGATAGTCCCACACGCGAAGCGTGTTCGTCTCGAGATCAAGTTCGAGGGCTAGGCCGAGCGGATGGAAGAATCGGCGGTTTGCCTCCTGGAGGTAGCCCTCATCGCGAAGAGTCGTCGCGTCGAGATACTTTATTTCAGCCATTCCTTTCTCCTTTGCCCGCGAGCTGCACGAGCGATTCCTTGAGTGCCTTCTCTATCTTAGCCTGCGCCATCACGCGCGACGTCTCGCCCAGGAGCTCCGGAGCCAGGCGTGGCGCGACCGACAGCACGCGCGCTTTGGTGGTGAGCACCAGGTCCGTCATCTCTTTTTCGACGTCCTCGATCGCCACCAGCTGGCCGCGGCGCTGCGCGAGATCGATTTCCTTCAGATCCGCGTCGGCGCGCATCTTGCGCACGCGCTCTTTCCGCTCGCTTGCGTATTCACCTTCCTCGAGCGGGATGGCTCTCTTCTCGATCGCCGCCTGCAGGTAGCGGATATACCATTGCGCGCATTTGTCGAGATCGTATTTGCCGCGGAGCTCCCGCGGCAAACCTTCGGCGACGAGCTGGTGAACGCGCTGCTTCGTCAGATTCAGGAACACGGCGAGCTTCTCTGCGTTCACGATCGTCCGCGCAGCTGCAGGCTTTGGCTTTTTGTTTTTCACGGAAAGTAAAGTCAAGTCCGCACGCCGGGGTCGATCGCTGGTCACCGCGGGGCCGCGCCGTCACCCGCGGTCGGGCCGCCCCGGGGAAGGACCCATTCGCTTTTGATTCGCCGATGCTTTTTTATTTCGACGCGAGATGCACGGCGCGCGCGCGGAGCTCTTTCGCAAACTCCTCGTTGAAGATACTCGTGAAACGTTCCTTTATCGTCGCGATCATCGCGTCGCGCAGACGCACATGCGGACCGATTCGCGCAGCTTCTTTGAAGCGATACAACAGCGACGTCGCTTCAGGCCCTGTTCGTTGGAAGATGCCGACGCCGGCGATGACGAACGTTCGCTGCTTTCCCTTCCACTGCGTTCGGCCGCGCTCGGTAACGTGGCGCTCGATATCGAGCCGCTTGTACAAAAGCTTCGGTGTCACTTTGTCCGCAAACGACGGCCGCGCGGCGGACCCCGTCAACGGCACGGCGACGCCACCACCGGTCGAACCTTTCTTTTCGCCACCTTCTTCAAGCAATCCGAGAATCAGCGGCGATCCTTGCACGTTCGCGTCAACGCCGATCACTGCCGTCAGATTGTTCGCGCGCGGATAGTGCAGAATGCGGATCCGTCGCAACAGGAAGTTCTTGCGGATTTCGAGATGACCGCTCGCTTCTTGGCGAGCTGATTCGGCTGCTTCGTTCGCGGTCCGCGCGATTGCGTTGTTCGCCGCATACGGTACCTGGCGAAGCGCTTCTGCTGCGAGGCGCACAACGGTGCTGGTATCGACGTTGATTTTCACTTCCACGGAACGAGAATGAAGAACTGCCGCGCGAGGCGCAATAGAACGAGCGCGTTTGGGTAACTAGGGTGTCAGCGGATGCGACGCGGGATCCGGTTCCGCCGCGACGGATTCGCCCGAGCCTTTCTCCGGGCAAAACGTATGAGCCTCGTCGACGATGACGACGCACGGATGCCAGAGTTCCTTCGGAGCGTCGATGAGCGCGTCGCAGAATTTCTGGACCCATTCGTGGCGCGCGTAGGGCTTCATTTCGTAGAGATCGCACACGGCGCAGGCCCTCAGCTTCAGCAGCGTATGCGCCACAAGCGCGGCCGATCGAGGATCTGCCGGCGTCTCGCCGCCCTTGCCCACAAGCACGTAGGCGTATTTTTCGCGCAGCGTGGGAAATTCGCCTTCGGCGTCGACCAGAATCACCTGCACTTTGCCGAAGAGCTGCTCGGCGATACGACGCAGCAGCCAGGACTTGCCCTTGCCGCTATTCGCCTGGATCAGCATGCGCGAGCGGAGCAGCTTGTCGACGTCGAGGCGAGCCGCATGTCCGCCGGCTTGTCCCAGCACGATCTGGCTCACGCTTTGTCCTTATGCTGGCCGCTGGGACAGTATGCCGACCTGTCCGCACGAACAGGGTGTTTCGCGGACGTCCGCAAATGGGCCTCGACCTCGGGAAACGTCAGCTGCAGGGGCTTTTTCTTTTTGCGGCGCTTTTCCGAGGATGGCAGGTTGACGCGCGCGATTTCGATCGCGTGGGAGCGCTTCATTCTGTTCGCTTCCTCGCCCGGACTCTCGCCGGCTCGTCGTGGCACAGCTCGTCGGGCCAGCCGAGCGCCTTCTTGATGAAGTTGCCCCCAACCGCTGCCTGTTCGCAGTCCTGTGAGGTTTGGCCGTAGGTCACTATGTGCGTGCGGCCATCGTTTCGGTCGAAGGCGGCGATGATCACCTGGGCCAGGTCAAAACGATCAGCGATCTGTTTGGCGGCCGCGATGGGGATGCGCTTCATTCGCTTCTCTCTTGGCGCAGATGGCTGCACTGCGCGGTCGCGCAGTCGTGGGGATGGTGGCACTCGGTCATGTGCCCGAAGGGGCAAACGAAGCACGCGATCGGCTGCCTCGCGCCGATGGGGCACGCGCCGGCGCGGATCACGTCGATGCCGGCAGGATATTTCGGCGCCGCGAGCAGCACCACGATTGCCGCGTTCAGCGCGTCGAGATTTTCCTGTGAGGGATTCGAGCGACAGCGTCCCTGCCGCATGATTACAGACTGACGCGCGCGGTCGCGTTCCGCCTCGCATCGCTGCCAAATGGTGGACCTAACGGCTGCGGCGTTTGCCATGAGCCGGCCTCCGCGGCTTTGCGGACGTCCGCGAGGCCTTCGCCTCGACGATTATTGCGAGCCAACCACCGCGTTCTCGCGGCATGAGCTGCGTCAAGCGAAGATTGGTGGGAAGCGCCTTCCTGACGGCCACCTCGATAAGCGGTCGCATCGCGCGCGACGTCGCGGCCAGCGTCGAGCAGAGGCGTGAATCATTTCGTCGCTTGCCTGCTGCCGGCATCTCTGCGGGATCACGGGGAAACATCCTCGGGGGCCCACTCAGCACGAATTTCTGGCCGCCACATGTGACGCTCACTCCGTGGTAGAAGCCCTTGGGATCGTTCCTGGCTTTGTCGCCCAGCAAACAGCGTGCGTTGTAGAGGATCGTTCGGCCCGCGAATTCCGATCGTGGAACCACGCGATACGCTTCGAGGTCGGAAACACGACCTCTCTCGTGCACCGAAGCCATGCAGCACCACAGCTCGTCGCCGATCGCGAAGAGCGGATGAATCTTCCCGCTCATGATCGCAGATCCGCTGTAGCTCGCATCAAGCGAAGCTGCCGTCGGAACGGCGCGCGGATTTGCGGACGTCCGCGAGGCATGGGGGACCGCCCCGCGATCAGCCGTGTGACTTCCGTCCTTCGCCTCGCGTATATACTCGCGAAGAGCCATGACGCTGAGGTCCGCCCGAGCTGCAACGCGCACGACGTCGTCCTGCCGTACGGGATCGAGGCGCGCGACCTCCGCGGCGTGTCCCGCCGAGATCTTCCCGTCCTGCAACGCCAGGCGTGCGTATGGCGTCAGCTTCAGCAGCTCCAGCCGGTCGTAGACGTAGCGCGGAGACTTGCCGATCCGCGCCGCGATATCGGCTACGCCGATCTTGGCTGTCCCATCGCTATTCGTCGCCTTCAGCAGCGCCTGGTAGCTCGCCGCTTCCTCGAGCGGCGCAATGTCGCGCCGCTGCAAATTTTCCACGATCTGCGCCTCGAGCGCGGCCGTGTCCGTCATCATGCGCACCAGGCACGGCACGTGCGCCAGATTCGCCAGCTTAGCGGCGCGCCATCGCCGCTCGCCGATGACGATCTCGTAGCTGCTCTCGGTCAACGGCCGCACCGTTAGTGGCTGCAGCACCCCGCTCCTCGCGATCGATTCGGAGAGTTCCCGAAGTTCGTCCTGCGAGATTCGCTTGCGCGGGTTGGACGCCGACGGTGTCAGAGCATTGATCGGAACGAGATAGAACTTTTGCTCCAGCTTCGGCATCGGTTCGGGCGCCTGCGCCGTTGCTTGTGCTCCGGTGCTCATCTACGCGCTCCTTTCGGACTTTAGGCGAAGCCTTAGCATCGCGTGGTTGCGTCGCCACCAGCGGTATCGCGGACACGCGATCACGGATTCCGTGCGCTGCGCCAGTGTCTCGCCGCACGCGCACCTTCCGTTGACGATCAGCTCCTCGATCGCCAGCCAAGCTCCCGGCGCCGGGACGCGAGCCTCCCGACTTTGGGTCGTCTCCACGATCATGTTCGTCCTCCGCGGGCGCGGCGGAATTCCGCCGGCTGAGGATATGGGCGACGCGCGCATCGATAGCAGGCATCGAAGAATGGTCCGCGCGCGCTGCGATCTTCGGCTCTCGCGTATCCGGCTTCGGGCGCTCCGCAGAAATGGCAGCGATCGTTTTCGTAGCCGACGCCGGCCGCGTTGTGGCTTTCATGCGTCCCGCGATCCGCCGCAGCGTCGACGAGATCGAGTTGCATTCCACTGCCTCCACCGCGATTTCCGCCCGCGTGATTTCCATGATGGCCTGGCCGATGTCCTGCGGACCCTGCGGATCTTCCGCCGCGAGCGCCAGGCGATAGAGATGCCGGCGCGCGCGTTGCAGGTGCCGCATCACGATCGACTTCGTCCACCGTTCGGGCCTCCATTTGTGCGATTCGCTCACGGTTCATTTCGTTGAGCGTGCGATCCAGAGTGGGTCGCGGTAGCGTGGATATTTCTGCGCCATCGCCATGATGGCCGGGCGCAGCACGGGATAGTTTTCGTGGTCACCCTTGAGCGCCACCATGGCGAGATCGCGAA